ATTTGTTAAGGGGCTTTTTTATATTAGGGAAACAATAAAGAAATGAGTTCAAAAATAAGACCTAGAATTACACCCGAAGAGTTTGAAGTAATCAAACAATATAGAGGTATTTTAAAAGCCTCAAATGAAGCAGGGTTAAATGTTGAAGAAGTAAAACATGGTTGGTTAAAAACAAAAGACTCGTCTTTATTCTTTAAAAACCCAAATTTCAAAGATCAAGCAGCTAGAGAACAAGAAATACTAAAAGATCAATTGATAGATTTTTTTAAAAGCGAATCAAAGAAAACACGTAAAAAACCAAAAAGAAAAGGAAAACATATTTTAGTAATAGACCCTGCAGACGTTCACATTGGTAAATTATGTACTCATTTCGGCACAGGTGAAGAGTACAACAGTAAAATAGCTATTGAAAGAGTTTTTGAAGGTGTTAGAGGCATTTTAGATAACTGTAAAGGGTTTGATATAGAAAAGATATTATTTTGCATAGGGAATGATGTTCTGCATATTGACAATGTATATAATCAAACTACAGCAGGTACAGGACAAGATGTAGATGGTAAGTGGTGGGAACATTTTGAGGTTGCATTAGCATTATATGTTAAGTGTATAGAAATATTAAGAGAGATAGCACCAGTAGATGTTGTTCATTCAATGTCTAATCACGATTACCAGAGTGGGTTTCATTTAGCACACGCATTAAAGAGTTGGTTTAGAAACGACAGAGATATTACTTTTGATATTAGTGTAGCACATAGAAAGTATTATAAGTATGGTAAGAACTTAATTGGCTTAGAGCATGGAGATGGTGCTAAGATGGCAAACTTACCTTTAATGATGGCTCAAGAGAAGCCAACAATGTGGAGTGAAACTAAATATAGATATTGGTATCTACATCATTTACATCACAAAGTTAAACATAAGTGGCTAGATGCTAAAGACTTTATAGGTGTTACTGTAGAGTATATGCGTAGCCCATCAGGAACTGATAGTTGGCACTCAAGAAAAGGATATGTTGGAGTTCCTAAAGCAGTTGAAGGGTTTTTGCACGAAAAAACAAGTGGACAGGTGGCTCGTTTAGTGCATTACTTTTAATGCTTTACAATGAAAATAAAAGACTCAACTAAACTATCCTTGTTCTATTTTGTGTTAATTATCATAGTTTTATTATTCTTAATATAATTATTTTAACCTAGTAGATAAACATTTTTCAAAAAATTGTTAAAAATCTTTTGGTGGTTAATTCCAATTTTATATCTTTGCCATAATTATTAACTAAACTTATACATATGGAAACCTACACACCAATCAACAGCATTAACAAAGAATGTCCTACCAGTTCTTCAGTTGTAAATGAAGAAGTTAAAATACTTAGAGAGGCAAATAAAGATTTTAAACTTGAGATTATAGATTTAAAACAAAAACTAAAACAAATTTATTCAGTATTGACTGACACTACAGATAATTTGCTACAGCAATAATTAATAACTAAAACAATAAACAATTATGGGAAAACAAAAAGAGGTGTATATGCAAATGCAGCAAGAAGAACTCGCTCTACAAAATCCGAGTATTAATCAATTAAATAATAACAAAATGTCAAAAAAAACAATGCAAGAAAAACTAAGAAAACAACCTGAGCCAATAGTAGAAACAAGAAAAGATGCTTTAAGAAGGCTTTACAAAGAGAATGGTTTGGTTGAAGAAGATATTTACAAAGACAAGAGAGGGTTTGTAATTATCACAAGAACTGGGATTGATAAGATTGTATCAAGAAACAATATTACAGTTGCTTACGAAGTAATTACTATGGATATAGAAAAAGGAATATGCGTATTAAGAGCAGCAGCAACAATGAAGGTTGGCAATGAAGTTAAGAACGCTATGAGTTTTGGTGAAGCATCTGACAATAACTTAATGGGAGGAGGTAAGAAGTTCCCAGTTTCTATGGCAGAAAAAAGAGCAATGAGTAGAGTTGTTTTAAAGATTGCAGGATTCTATGAGCAAGGAGTGTTTGGACAAGATGAGATTGTAGACTAACAAAACAATATAAAGTGAAGGGGTTAGATAAACATAAAATTATAAAATTCAGCAGTTATACTTTGTGGCTTTATCAACTCCCTTTCACTTTTTTTTTATAGTTATATGGAAAACTCTGATTGGTTAGATAATGTTCTTGATGGTGAGCCTAGTAGTATTACAGATACTCAATGGCTTATAATTGAAACTAACATTGACCAAACCTCATTAACCCCAAGAATGAAATCTGATATTCTAGGAAGAATAAATGATTTGACAGAACTAGAAGCAGAAGAAATAATAAATAAAATATATGAAAACAGATATGAAAAAGACACAAGAAAACAATGGGAAAAAATGTGCAAAGATGGAGTATTTGGAGATAGAGATTTTTAATCACTTTTTAAAAACCTACACTTATATTATATGGAACAAGAAACACCTTTTGGGTGAGATTGTTGAAGATGATATAATGAAGATGTTAGACAAAGAACAACTTATAGATTTTTATCATATGGGTAAAACAAAGTTTAAAATTGAAAAATGCAAAATAGAGAAATACTTAACAATCTAATATCAGAGTATAAGCAAGAACAAGACTTTAAAAAAAGATACAAGAGAAATTTTATTGAGTTAGATGATTACTTTAAATATAGTGGTAAAATAGAAAAGTCTACTGATGAGCATAGTGTTTATGAAAAAAAAATAAATAAGTTTACTAAATTTCATAATAAACATAGAGATAAAATAATAAGAAAAATAGAAAGATATTCAAAAACTATTAAGAAAAAAAAGTCAATAGAATATAAAAAATACAAAAAATAATTAACCATGACCAATAAATATACTTTAGTACAAATCAGAGAATCCAGAAATGAGTTTGAGGCTTTACTAAGAATATATGGTGTGTCTAATTTAAAACTGTGTAAGATACTTGGAGTTAATTATGCTACAAGTAGAAAGTTTATAGAGAATCCACCATCACTTAGATTCATTCACGCTAAGACATTAGCAGACTTTATTGGATTAAAAACACAAGACATAGTTGATACAATAGTGTACGACTTAAATTAAAATTATTAAAAAATGAAAAGAAGAAGATTAAAATTTAGTGAATACTACCACAATGTAATTACAAAAGAATTAGCAGATATTTATAACATTAAACAAGAGGAAATGTTTTTGGGTAGCAGAAAGAAAAATATTATATTTGCTAAAAGAATGTATATCTACATATTAAGAGAGATGTTTTCATTAACTCTTAGTGAGATAGGTAGGGTAACAAACCTACATCACGCATCTATTTTACACCACACAAGAAAGTTTGAGTTCTTTTACAAAAATTACACTAAAGACACCAAGATATTTAAAAGAGTAGAAAATAGGATTATTGAGGTTGAGGTAGATGAAGAAATATTAGGACTAGAAACTAAATTAAATAAAATAAATGAATCATTAACTAAATTATATAAAATTAAAAAATCAAAAGATGACAGAGAAAAAAGAGAAGGTTTACTTACCAAGTAGTATTAAAAATATTGATACGAAGTACGGTACAATGATGGTTGCTAACTTTAAGATGGATGAACTACAAGCAAACTCAAAGAATGGTTGGGTTTCTATGGTGATTTCAGAAAGGAGAGAACCATCTGAAAAAGGTGCAACTCATTACGCTTATGTAAATACTTATGAGCCACCAACTGATAAAAAAACATCATATAAAAAAGTTAAATCCACAACTGGAGATGATGACTTACCATTCTAATGATTAAATGGAAAAAAACAACTTATCCTAGCACTTTCATCAAACTATCTGATGAACTTGCTAAGGTAAGGAGTATGTTATCTGCTGATGTTTATAATAAAAACACAGAAAAATATAGAGGTAAGCAAGAACACTCTATATCTCAATTAGGAATATTTGCAGAACTTATTGCAAGACATCTGATGGAGAATAACAATGGTATTAAATATAAGGCAGCACCACTACTTGAGGAAAGACCAGTTGTTGAGGCTGATTTAATTATGCAAGGTATTGGTGAAATGAATTATATTGATGTTAAAGGAGTAAAGAGTGAAGGAAATGCTCTTAGAGTTAATTTTAAAGCCCATAACAACCCTAAAAAGAAAGTTACGCACTATTTGTTCGTACAGCCATTGAACGCCTTATACGCAAGATTTTGTTGGTTTACTCACAAACAGGTAAGTGAGTGGACTGTAGTCATGTCCACCTATACAGAGTGCTATGAACTAGAAATACCAAAAAATAACTAAAACTAAAAACAATGAAACAACAACCAAACTACTATGCTATAATAAGTGCTGAGGTTAGATATGATAAAAATCTAACTGCAAATGCTAAATTATTATATGCTGAAATAACTGCACTACTTAATATCAATGGTGAGTGCTTTGCCACAAATAAATACTTCTCTAACCTTTATGGTAAGAGTACTGTTACTATTTCTAAATGGGTAAGCGAATTAGTTGCAAATAGTTATATATCAACTTATTATACTTACAAAGGAGGTACTAAAGAAATTGATAAGAGGTATATAAGAATTCTTAAAGGGGGTATTAAAGAAAACTTAAAGGGGGGTATTAAAGAAAACTTTAAAGATAATATTAGTTTATCTAAAGATAAACATATTAATAATAAAGGGACTTCTTTTAAAAAACCAACTGTTAATGATATTAAAGAATATTGTTTATGGAGGAATAATGGTATTGATGCAGAAACTTTTTTTGATTTCTATGAGAGTAAAAATTGGATGGTAGGTAAAAACA